GACCATATCAATGGTTGTAATTATATTAATAATATTAATATACCACTAATATTTCCATTGTATATATTAAATTATACAAATTCTCTTATAAAAGAAAAGGATATTGATTATAATTTTACTGGAACTATAACTCCTAAACGTAAATGGGTACAAAAATATAACAAGAATTCTGTAATAAATCAATCTAATTATGGAAGAGATGGGAAAAAAAAATATGAAATGGATAAAAATTACTATAATACAATATCTAGATCTAAATTTACATTAACACCGACAGGGGATTGTCCTTGGTCATATCGTTTTTTCGAAGCAATTATGTGTTTATCTATTCCAATATTAGAAGATAATTCTAATGATATATATATGAAGGATTATTTTTGCTTTTTTGATAAAGATGAACATATTTATGATAAAGATAAGGCATTTGAAAATTATAATAAATTTATTAAATCCAAACATTTTATAAAAAATATTCATGAGTTAGAAAATTTATTCAAAACACCATAAAATAAATTTATATACTATTAAGTTATATATTTTGTCCCATTTTAAAATTTCAAGGGTGTAAATTAAAATTGTTCTTTTATTTCGGAGTAAATGCTAATTATATCATCGAAACATTTTTGTAGTATTATTCTCAACTCTTCAACACCATCTTTGTTAGGTAATATTACCCTAACAAAACAATAATCATCGTGAGGATGGTTCTTTTTAAACCCGACATATGTAATTTTCTTCTCTTTTTCAAAGAACCTACTATATAAAACTGATTCTAATATCTTTCCAATTGTATAACCCTCTTGGTATAAGCATACATCAAAACCATTTTGATTAACTAATTCTGCTGGTAAAATGGATAATTCTGATATTTTCTCCTTTAATGTCGTGATTTTTTGAATTATAATCTTACATGCTGTTGTCATTAAATATTTATTTGAAAATACCCCAATTGATTTTACTTTAAAATCATAACTATTATCCTGGTAAATTCTTTTTGCATCAATTGCTAACCAGTTCGCTTTATTAAACGCGATTTCATCCTTCGACAAGTTATCATTTTTATATTTTTCTTCTACAGCATCCCATGTTTCATTCACCTTTATTACATCAGGTGTATTACCATAAGCACATATAGACGAAACATTAAACATGCTATTTTCTTTACAATTTCCAACTGAAAACTTGCAAGAAAATTTAATCTCTTCTCCATGTATCTCTTCCGAAATACTCGGTCTTAATCTACAAAATTTTATATATTCGTTGGTAAAATCATTCTTTGGGAAGATCTGTTCCTTTTGTTCATCTGGAATAAATTCTTCTGTTAGTTTATTTTTAATCCGAAAATCTCGCGTCGTTACATATAAAATTGCATCTGTGTCATTTTTTACATGACATTCGAGGACATATTGTTCATATGGAAACCCTTCAATATCTGTAATATGTATAGGAATACAACTTAATCTTTGCTTTAATATTTCATGATTAAATCGGGAAGTATTAATTTCAAACTCACAATCATTTTTTTCATATGGGGTTGTTCTACAAACCACCGTATCTATATCGGATATAGCGGTTCTTCTTAATCCATTTGCAATTGAAACATCAGTTTCATTTAATGTAAATTTCAAAATTCCATTTGCTTCTGATAAATCATAAATTTTAGGAGCCATAATATATTATAACATGTTTATTTAATATAATTATAATCAATTTTATTAATAATTAAAAAAGAATTTAATTATTAATTTACATGTTTTTTTTAAATATTAACTACTCGCTGTACCCTTACACTATTTTTTTCAAAATATTAACTAATAACTGAGCCTCCTCGTTTCCTTTTGATAGATAGGCAACTGCCTCTAAAAGAGAGCTTGCCTTGTCACCCAAAACACCCATCGAGCGATTACATGGGTCACATAGCCACCCACGAAATGTATTCTTTTCGTGATCGTGATCAAATACAATCTTCTTGGTAGATTTACACAACTCGCATGCTGTTCCTTCGGGTGCCTTATGTGGTATTCCTAATGATTTAGCAACCTTAACTGCTTCGGCTTTACCTACTGCGGCAGATTTAGTACAATCGCGGCACTCCGGACGACGAAGACGGTAACCATCTGCATCAAACGCATCTCTTCCTGATGTATTTCCCATATAAGAAAGTAGATCTTTCTTTATCAAACACTTACTGCACTCCTTCATCTGCTCCATCGCCCAAATAGATTCTGCATCGGGTGTCGGAAATTTACATGCATTATTACGTGTAGCTTTTACATAATGCTCGCGTTCATTATCGGTGATTTTTAGATTACTGGGTAACTCTGTGATAGTTAGATTACTTGATACTGTTGATACTTCTGTCATAGTTGATACTTCTGTCATAGTTGATACTTCTGTTATTTTAATTTATACTATCCTAATAAGTATTTAACCCAAATCATTTTTTTTTAGATAAGTCTCAAAATACGTAAATATAGGCTCTTCATTCCTATTTCAAGCGTATATATTATATCTTTATTCTCAATTATTTTATGTATGTTTGTATAATATTTTAATTGATACTGCAGCATAGTTTTTATATGTCCAACTACATAATTAGGGGTCACCCTATACTGATGACGAAAACTATTAAAATTTCGAGAATCTATTAGATGACAAAGACCCCCCTCAAACGCTGATATTTCTATTTCTGGCAAAATCCCATAGCTTCGAAAAGTAGCTATATGTTTATAAATCCCATATAATTCTGATGCTGTTGCATTAGTCGTAATGTTATTTACTTTAGATTTAATTTTTTTATAATAGAGCGCCTTAAGAATCTTCATTCTTGTGTTTGGATCAATAAATGATAATATAATATTTTGTAGTTCATACGGCAACGCTCGTGTATAATTACTATTATATATATCCCAATAATATCTATATTTTTCTACTTTTATTAATTCATCGTTAGTCAAATTCTTTCTTTTTTTTAGATTACATATTTGCCTTAACGCCCTTTTGCATTTTGTTAAACTTGGAATTGCTTCATACATGTTGTGTTTTTAGAAATGCACATTTATTTATATTTTAATCAATTTTAATTAAACATTTATATAATTAATAAATTAAAATCGGTTTAAAAAATTAACTGAATAACTTAATAACTATGAGCAGTGTATTATATTATAGCAAATATTGTGAAAATTGTTCAACATTACTTCAAAGTTTAGCAAAAAGTGAAGTAAAAAATGATATGCATTTTATAAGTATAGATAAGAGAAGGAAAGACGAAAAAGGACAAACTTTTATCATACTTGATAATGGGCAAAATGTTATTTTACCCCCAACTGTTACAAAAGTTCCAGCTTTATTATTATTAAATAAAAATCACCATGTATTATTCGGTTCGCAAATAAACGATTATTTAAGACCCGAAATCCAAAGTAATACAAAACAAACTATTTCTACCGTAACTGAACCCCAAGCTTTTTCTTTAGGAGGGGGTTCTTTAGGAAGTTCTATGACAGGGGTCATCTCGGATATGTATAGTTATTTAGATCAATCAAACGATGATCTTTCTCCAGAAAAGGGAGATGGGGGAGTAAGACAAATGCATAATTATGTATCACATGATTCACGTGATAATATTGATACGCCACCCGATACTTGGGCTCCAAATAAAGTAGATAGTAGTATGTCCATGGAACAAATTATGGAAACAAGGGATAAAGACGTACCAAGACAACCCAGAGCTGATATTTAATGTAATTAAGTAAACATTTAAAAAGATTATCATTCAATATAATATGACGTCTAACCAATCCATTATACTTAAGACATTCAATACACAGTTTGAAGGTTTTATAAATGAAATGCTTGGAATATTTCCAGATAATGTTGCATTAGTTACAACCCAAAACACCTTAATGACATTAAAAAAATTTAATCCAAAACTACTTATTTCGGTATGGTATAATTATATTTGGATACCATACAAAGATGACATTCTAAAAGGTGATGTAGCATTTTTTATAAATAAAGATTATTCAAAAGATGTCCAAAAAATGGATGATTCCGCCAAAATTATGAAAGAAATTGATAATTTTAGAGACCCTATACGGTCTATGGATACCGAAAATCAAAATTGTTGTATGCAATATATAATGAATTTATCAAAATTGTCAGAGGCTTATTCAAAATAAGTATTCGATTTATTTAATTATAAATATTTATATTTAAATAAAATATATAATAAATAGTATGGAAGATATTAGTGCACCAGAGGATTTTAAAAAAATAGTGGACGAATTTTGTACAGATCTAAAAACCAGTTTTCCAGAAGAAACTGAAGAAGGTATAAAACTTTTATACAACGGAAATGATATTGATTATCAATCTATTTTTGAGCATTGTAAAAAAATATACCCCGAAAGATTTTTTGATATTTTATATCAAAATAACGAAATATTTGAGAACGAAGAATACAATTTAAATTTTTTACCGAATATTGATTTTAAACTTCTTTGGAAATTAGAGGGAGTAAGCGACGGTATTAAAGACACTATTTGGAAATATTTACAACTTATATTATTCGCTACTGTTGGTAATATGAATGATGGAAAATCATTTGGAGATACCGCAAAACTATTTGAAAATATTAATCAAACGGAATTTAAAGATAAATTAAAGGAAACAATGGATAATATACAGAGTACATTTGAAGGAAAAGAATCTAGTGATATTTCAAATAATATTAATGATGCTATGCCAAATATTGACGGTTTTCAAGAACATTTATCATCAATGCTTGAAGGAAAAATTGGCCAATTAGCAAAAGAAATTGCTGAGGAAACAGCGGAAGAAATGGCAAAAGAACTAGGAGATGTCGAAAATACAGAAGATGTATTAAAAGCGATGATGAAAAATCCAACTAAAATAATGAACCTTGTAAAAAAAGCTGGTTCAAAATTAGATGAAAAAATTAAATCAGGCGACATTAAAAAAAGTGAATTAATGGAAGAAGCTGGAGAATTAATGAAAAAAGTCGAAGGTATGGCAGGTATGGGAAGCATTAATAAAATATTAAAACAAATGGGTGTTGATGGAATTCCGGGAATGCCTAATATGGGTAGAAAAGCAAAATTTAATACTGGAGCATTTAAATCACATATGGAAAGAGAAATGAAACGAGAGAAGATAGTCGAACGCCTTAAACAGCAAACTGAAGAAAACAAAATTAAACAAGCACAAAATATAATTAATCAGGCAGAATTAGCAACCAAAGAAGCAGAATACAATAAATGGGTTGATGAAGGAGGAATGGACGAATTATTATTCTCTTTAGGAGAAAAGCCTGAAAAATCATCTAGAGACCAAAATCCGATAAAACAAAATAATCCGAAGAAAAAGAAAAAGAAAGGTAAGAAATAAAAAACTACGATATATATATATATATGAATAATGATACTTTTGTATTAAATGAACCTATGTTATTAATTAATAGTAAATATATAACTCATTTATGGCCTAATAAAAATATGACTGATGTGCAAAAATTAAATGCTTTGATTAGATTAGTAATATTTTTATCAATAATACTATTTTCTATTTTTGGAAATATGTCACATTTATATTCAGGATTTATGACAATTTTGGCCATTTGTTTATATTATTGCTTTTTTCTAAAATCGAATAAGGTTGAACCATATGAAGGATTTGAAAGTAACATTAAGACAGAAAATAAAAAGGTAACATTTGAAAAAATTAATTCTAAAAATCCTATGAATAATGTATTAGTTACTGATTATACCGGGAATCCAAATAAAAAAGCAGCTCCACCAGCATATGAACCAACTGTTGTTGATGAAATTAATAAACAAACAAAATCGTTTATCAAATCAAATAATTCAACCAATACTGAAATAGATAAGCGATTATTCAAAGATTTAGGGGATAATTATATGTTTGAAGACTCGATGCACAGTTTTATTTCAAACCCAAATACACTTATTCCGAATGATCAAGAAGGGTTTGCAAACTATTGTTATGGAGATATGGTATCTGCTAAGGAAGGTGACAAATTTGCAGCAGGAAGAAATGCTCCCCGCTACACCAACTATTAATATCACTATATATTAACTATAAATGTCGTATTCAATAAATGGAGTAGGTATAGGCATCGCACCTACAGGTAGTATAATATCTTACCTAGGAACGAGTGATCCAGATGGTTGGATTATATGTGACGGTACAGCAAGAACTAATACTGATGGTATATATGATGCCTTAGTTGCATTAGGAGTGGGCACAAACTCGGGCACGTCATATTATCCGCCTGATTTTAAAGGGCGTTTTATGATGGGATCGAGTAGTACAGCCGGTACGCAAGGGACAAAAGCTGGTAGTAATTCGCATACTTTAACTACGGCACAGATGCCATCACACACCCATACAGGAACTACCGCCGCCGGCGGTAGTCATTCTCATGGAATTAATACATATCAGGATGATTGGAATGATAGTGGAGGGCAAGGCCCTAGTTGGGGTGATGGTGATAATGGTACGTACAAAGCGCATCACAGTACAGCAGCAGCAGGTTCACACAACCATACGTTTACTACTGCTGCTACTGGCGGCGGGAGTGCCTTCTCTATAATTCCTTCACATGTTACCGTAAATTATATCATAAAATATTAACCGTTGATTTAGGGGATAATGGTATATACTAAAGAAGGTAATGGGGGTTGCAGCAGGAAGAAATGCTCCCCGCTACACCAACTATTAATTATTTAATTAAAAATATAATATTTTTTAATTATATATATGGCTTCAGTTCAAGATTTTACATTTTCTAATATGTCAAGAATCGGAAACGATACGTGTGGTATAAATGAATCCGATCTTCAAAATGTTCAACACGGTAATTATATGTTGACCAACCATTTTGCTAATGATTGTGCTATGAAAAAACCAATTGATTTTGCATTAAGTCAACCTAATGTTAACTTTACAGGTTCTCACCAAGTTGGTATGGGGGGGTGTAATATTGATACAAACTCTGCCCTTTTAGTGAAACAGGTCAACGCTTCAAATAAATGTAAATTAAATTTACAAGAACGACCATATAAGACGGTACCTTATCTTGGTAAAGGAACCGCTGATCCTACTATGGAAACACAACTTTTACAAGGTGACACATTTACTAACAGAAAAAGCGTAAATCCTTCAAGTGAAATTTGTTATACCCAATATTCTAATTATCCATTATTGCCATCTATTAAAGAGTCAGTCGCTAACCCTGGAAATCTTATTGAAGATGCAGCTGATAGCAACTGGATTAGAGGTGGATTACCCTCCAGAGAATTAACCAGAGATAATAACACATAAATTATTTTATATTAAAAATATATTTTATATAAAATACATATGTATCAAAGTGAAGATGCGACCCCAATTACTAAAGATGGTAAACTAATATCTAATTTTTTTGATTTTAATGTGGATGTTAACTATTCATCTATACAAGTAGAAGACGACGATATGAGAGATACTTTATTTAGACAACAGTTATTAGCATTCTTTCAAATAGAAGAATATAACGAAACTGTTATTGATGTTAAAATTGAACACTTAAAACCCGCCGTTGAAAATAGTGAAGAGTTGAAAACACTTTCTATCAAATTTTCGAACCTAATGTTACAAGATAATTTTGATATGGGTATTATAATGTTTTTTGCATATGACTATTTTCATGAAACCTTTTTACTATTAAAGGAATACTTGTTAGAAAATAAAATAAATAAAGATATTTATAATAATTTAATTAAAAAGTTATAAAATTATATCCTCTTATACTATATCATGGCTTCTACTCGAAATAAAAACTCTGTGAGAGATTATTCATGTGAACAAAGAATTTTTCAAGATGTTAATTCATATCAAACATATACCAATAGTGCATACGGTCAAGCAATTACAACCCATTTGCCATGCTTAGGATTTAATGGGGCGGCTATTCCACGAGAAAAATTATCTGGAAATCCGATTGATATTGAATCAAGTTTATTTGGCATAGGTTCAACCAATTTAGTTGAACCTCAGGCACCCATTAATCCAGAGTTAACTTGTGTTAAACATAAAAGTATTATTGATAAAGTTGAATTTGTTATGCCCGAACCATTAGTTATCGAGAAAAACCAACGACCACGTCCTCTAAATTAATTTATCCATATAATATACATGTACGATCATTTAGTATCATATATATTTTCCTTTACATTTGTAACTGTCACTATAGCATACATTTTAAAAATACCGTATCTTCTTACTAACAATAAACAATTAGTTAATGAATATTACGGGAAAAACTTTTCTAAGAGTGCACTTTTGGATATCTTCTTATTTGCTATTTATATGGGAATTTCTCAACTAAGCATTAATTACTTCAACATTAACACCACTTTATACAAATTAATAGCTGTTGCTATAACTACTATAATTATTAGTGGTTCATTCTTAATATACTTTCTTTCCAAACCAGTTGATAAATCATTCTTCTCTAGATGGTTTCATGGTGTAGGGTATAAAGCTGTCGTATATGATATTATTTTACTTACATTTAGTTACTTTATGTATGATTATCTACAAACTATATCAATTAATAAAACTTTGGTTTAAAATATATTCTTATGTTAATATATTATAATGTTTACTCGATTCCATGATGATCCTCTTAGAATTCAAAAACAATTACAACAAACTACCGATATTGGTAGATATGTTATGAATGTTCCAGGAAATAATGGAGATAAACCTATGTATTTTGAAGACCCCCATATTCGCTTAACAAAATGGGGTGGTAATTTAAGAACAAACACAGTTAATTTAGAAAGCGATCTTAAAGGTCTTTCTAGAAAACTTAACCGTGATTGTAAATCTACTAATAATTATATGGAGAAATCTGTTATATCAATGCCTTTACAATATTCAGAAGCAGCATCATATGTTGATGAAACTAGATCTAGCCATCCGGCATTTGAATACAGGGGGGTTCGAAATGACCGCTGGGACTTCCCACTTATGGACCCACAACTTAATGTATGTAAACAATTTGAAAATAATTTAAATACTCGTACACTTGAAAAAGATCATTACAAAATTAATTCTGAATATTATAAAAAATAATATGAAAAAAAATGATTATAATTTTATTATTAATATTATAATCAAATCATGACAAATAAACATATTTTATCTAAAATAACTTGGAGTAGAATTAAACGTATGAAGAATAATCCACCAAATCCTCCACCTATTGTATGTTTTGCTCATGTTACAGGCAAAACTAATACTACTTGCGATTGTATTAATTATTGTAAACATTCCCCGCATAAACCAAATAATGCTAGATTTAATTATATTGATAGTTTTGATTACGCTAATGCATTAGCTATACTAAAGATATACTAAAATATTATCTATATTACATGTTTATTATTTCTTTTTATTGTATTTCTTTTTCCACCCAATCTTTCATCTAAAGATAATGACCTAAAATCGAAAATATTATTATGATCGTTATTTTCTTTTGTTTCTTCTACCCCTTCTACTTCCGCAACACTTATTGGTGAACCAATTTTTTGTTTTTCTTTATCTTTATTTTTATTTACACAATTTTTTACATCTTGTTCAAATGTCTTTGAATAAGGGTTACTTTTATCTAATAACTTTATATATTTGTTACTTGTAAAATTTAATTCACACTCCACACCAAATCCATATATACAGTCACGATTGTTTATATATGCATATCTATATAAATCACCACTAGAATATTTACCATCTTTATCTGCACATCTTACTCTATCAGTCATTTCTCCTGTGAAAGGCATTTTATATAGTGAATATTGATATTTGGGATTATTAAAAAATAAGTCACCATTTTCTTTACCGAATGCATGAATATAATCATCAATTGTTGGATTACTAATTTTATATTTTTTATATTCTAGAATATCTGTTTTACCACCATGCTTTTTTCTGTTGGTTGTTCTTTTTCTGTTGGTTGTTCTTTTTCTGTTGGTTGTTCTTTTTCCTTTCGTTTTTTTAGATCTTTTAATTGTCTTTCGTTTTCTTCTGGTTTTTCGGGTTTTTCGTTTTTTACCGCCCATATGTCGTTCTGGGTGTGGAGTTTTAATTATGGATCTATTCCGAACTGTGTTTGTGGCTGCATAAGGTACATATAATTGGTATGTACGGTTTATAATATCAGATGAGGTGTCAATTGTTATATACGGAGGTTCACCATTTTCTGGTATTAAATTTCGAAAACTCCATACAACTCCATCCTCTCTATTAAGTTCTACTGTATATAATTTATGTTCACTACTATCTTCGTCATTCCATATATCTAAAATATAATATTGTTCTTCCTTAACATCATCTATATTAATTGGATATTGTCTTATCATTATATATTAATTATATTTATATTTAAACAAAACACTCATATTTATATGGGTTCTAAGAAATAAACCTAAAATTGCTGGTGTAGTATAACGGTTAGTACACCTCCTTTACACGGATGAAACCGGGGTTCGATTCCCCGCACTAGTATGGTGGCTTAGTGGTCTAGAGGTATGATTCCTGCTTTGGGTGCAGGAGGTCCGGGGTTCGATTCCCCGCTGAGCCCCGCATAAAAATTTGGTGACGGGGCTTCAAAGCCCATGTTATCATTTTTTATTAATTATTTATTATGTAATTAATTAATAACCTATTTCACTACAAAAATTCTTCTTTTATCAAGTTTTTTATTGAAACTTTATCCATTATTTCTTGTGTATTAATACTTTTTATATATTTATCTTCATTGTTACATATATCTCTTAATAAATTAATATCATCCTCTAAAATACCTTTTAACTTTATGGGTATATCTGGAAAATAACTATCAATATTTTTACAACCATAGTAAATTGGCGTAGTCTCTAATAACATCGGATTTATTATCTTTTCTGTAAAATAATCGGAATGATTAGAATTTTCAATACATACATTAAATTTATATTCTAGATATGGTTCATTTCCTAAATTAGAAAACATACCTTTTAATCTATTATCATTTATATCTGTAAAAGAACTCCTATAATCACCATATATATCAATTGGTAAATCAGTTTTCAATATTTCCTTTGCTAATATTAGTCTATAATCGTGATTTTGCGTCATCGTTTTCCAAGATAGAATGAATGACATAATTTTATTTTTTTTTATATTTATTGTTCTAACTACAGTTGGCTTAATATAACTATAATTAATGTTAAAATTAGCAGGCATATCTTTTATTTCATACGGAATTATATATTTTTTGATATCTTTATATTTGTTAATATGAATTCTTTCTATTTCAGGTGGTTCAAATGCTAATCCTATTATATTATTTTTCGCAATAATATTTGTCATATTAAATAATGATGAGTTTGAGGGTTCTATTGTATAATTATTTAAAAAAAGTACATGTGTATAATTGTTTGTGTCTGTTAATTTATATTTTATATTATAATCTGGGTCTTTATCTAATTCATTAAATTTTATGAAACAATCACTTGTTTCTTTATTCCAATTACAAAATATTCTTATTATTATCATTTAATAACTATAATATATAATTAAATTATATTTATCGCATTTGTTTTCTAGTTTTTATTTTATATGTTTTTCTTGTTTTTCTTGTTTTTCTTTTCTTTCCTCCAAATAATACTGAGTTTGGTAATGGTGAAGGTGATTGTTTTCGTGTCTTTCTTTTAGATGTTTTGCTTTTTTTACCTCCACGTCTCCCTCTAGATAAAGTAAATCTTACTTTTGTCATTATATATATAATAATTATATTAAATATATAAGTAAATTAATGTCTTCTTCTACGTCCAGTACGCTTCTTAGATTTTCTTGATTTCTTAGATTTCTTAGATTTCTTAGATTTCGTTGCTTTCTTTGAAGATCTCTTTCTGCGACGACGTCCACCAACAGGGATTGGTGGTGGAGTATGGGGCTCGTTACGTATATCACTATTAACCTGAGCACCGGTTGTACGAGCTGCTTCAGCTTGGTCTGCACGCATCTTCGCTAATATTTGTTCTTCAGTTTTAATGTCAGCATCTGTTGGGGTAGAGGGAGTCTCCGCAGCAGCTCCCCACCAAAATCCACCTTTTAATGTTTTTCTGCGTCTTTGACTCGTTCTTTTTCTAGTAGCACTTTTTGCCATATAAAATATACTAATATTTTATTTTAATCACAGTAAAATAATTTTATATATTCCTAAAATCTACTCAGTTTATTATTTTTTATACGCAATACATTCTTTAGACATTTCAAATTTATAACGTATAATTCAAAAATATTAGTATTTAGAATAAAAATAATATAATGAGATTATATATTATGGAGTTATTAATACCTATTATAGCCGGGGCCGGTTTAATAAATATGCATGGTCAAGAAAAGAAAAAAGAAGGATATGCTAATACACAAAAAAACAATCCTCAAAAATTAATCAAAAATGCTAAAGTACTTCAAAACTATCCCGTTGTAAGTAATGATGAATTACGTGATTCTACTGTACAAGGATATCAATCTCAACAGCCAAGAGATAGATATTATTCTAAAGATATTTCTTATGATAAGAAAGTAAATAATGCGGGTGTTAAGAAAAACGAAGGTTTTACATCATTAACCGGAAAAGTAGTTAATAATAAAGAATTACAGCATAATAATATGCAACCATATTTTGGCGCAAAAATAAGAGGACGAACCTCTGATTTTAACTCCAACGAAACTGTACTGGACAGTATGGTTGGAGCTGGTAGCCAACAATTTTCAAAGACTGAAGTTGCACCATTATTTCAACCTCAACAAGGATATAATCATATCGGGGGTGCACCAAACCAAAATGATTTTATGCAAGCTAGAGTAAATCCTAGTATGAAAATGGCGAATGTAAAACCATGGGAAGAAATAAAAGTTGCCCCTGGACTTAATCAGGGTTATACTTCTACAGGATCAAGTCAAGGATATAACAGCGGTTTAGAAGCAAGAGATAGTTATAAACCAAAAGGTGTAGACGAGCTTAGAGTAAAAACAAACCCAAAGCAGTCATATAGCTTGGACGGGCATAATGGACCTGCAAATCATTATATTAAGAATTATGCTGATAAAAAAAGTATTGGTAAGGTTGAAAAAAATAGACCTGATCGTTTTTATGATGGTATGGAAAGTATGAAAAATGATCAACATGCCCACGGATGGGGATTTACTACTACAGGTTTAGAAAAAGGACAAACTGCAAGGAGTAATATTGATTTAAAATATGCAAATCGAACTACCGCTACATCAGCGTACGAAGGAATTGCATCATCAGAAGCAAAGAAAGCATATATTCCGGGCGAATATACTGAAAGCAATAGGGAAGACCCAAAACCAACCCCCATGTCTTCTGTAAATTCCATCGGAAGAGCACCTGCTTCTGAAGGTGATTATGGATTAAATACTATGTCTGTGGAAGATAATAACCGTACTTGTAACGAAGAGTCTGGTTTTTTTGGAGCAATCAAGGGTGCTATGGGAGCAGCTGCTGCACCATTTATTGATATGCTAAAACCTTCTAGAAAAGAGGGTTATATTGGAAATATTAGACAATATGGAAATATGTCTATGCCTGTAGGAGCAACGTATAATAATAATCCTCGTGATGAACTCAAAGTTACAAATAGAGAAATGGATGTTTGTGCTGAAAACCATCTTAATGTTGATGGACCAAGAAGTGGTGCTTATCACTTATCAAAACATAATTCACAATCAGACAAGGTTAATTCTCACAGAGAATATATAGGTACTGGAGGAGGAAGTGGTGTATCAAATGCACATACTTCGTATGAGTCTGCGTCTAATGCTAATATTAATCAAACAAAGGAAGGATTAATGGGTTCTAGAATTAATCATGGTAACGCCAATCATCAAAACAGACAAGTTAATTATCAAACCGGTAAATTAGAATGTGACAGAGTCAATAGTTATATTGGTCCAGCAGGAAATTCTTTAACTGCTGCACCCCCATCGGTAAGTAATATGGGATACCAAGATTCACCATACAAATTAAACCAAGATGTCGCTATACAAAGAATGGAACCTTCAATTCTGGAGGCATTCAAGAAAAACCCGTATACACAATCCCTTACCTCAATTTATTAATTAAAATAATAATAGTTTAAATAATTAGTTTAAAATATTATTAGCTATCATGCAAAAACTAGATATTCATCGTGATATTATAACTAAACTTAACTATTTTCAAAATGAATCTAAAATACCCAATATTATATTTCATGGACCCCCTGGTACTGGAAAAAAAACTATTGTTTTTGATTTCATTAACAATATTTATGATAATAATAAGGAAAAGATTAAAGAATTTGTTATGTGTGTTAATTGTTCACATGGTAAAGGTATTAAATTTATTAGAGAAGATTTGAAATTATTCTCTAAAACAAATATTTCATTTAAACATAATGATTTTAAGAGTATAATTTTATTAAATGCCGATTGTTTAACTATTGACGCACAGTCTGCATTAAGAAGATGTATTGAATTATTTACACACACAACACGATTTTTTTTAGTAGTACAAAATAGATTTAGTTTATTAAAACCAATATTAAGTCGGTTTTGCGAGATATATATACCTGAACAAAAAATAGACACCACATTTAATTTGCATCAATATAAAGTAAATATTAACGCACCATATAGGACATATCGAAAAAAACACACCACCGTATTTAAAAAACAGATAACCGATGCATCATTTATGCAATTGAAAGATATTATTTCCCTATCCGAAAGTTTTTATCTAAAAGGCTTTAGTGCTATTGATTTTATAGAATATTTAGAGAATAATAAAATTAATATTGCCGATGATAAAAAATATGAAATTATTATATTTTTCCATAAAATTAAAAAAGAATTTAGAAATGAAAAACATTTATTATTTATTATGTTTTATTTCATATATTTACGTTCTGATTTGGATTTAGAAAATATATCTTTTATTTAAACATGGACGATTTTTCTGTTTCTTCATTGCATGAATCAAAAAATGAATGGTGTGCTAGGTTATTAACTATTTTAACACCTTGCATTATTAGTGGATTTAATTCTATTTTTAATGAATCTTGGAAGCTTTGCTCTGAAAATGATGAAGAAGATAAATATCTTATGACCTTTCAAAACTTAATTACCCAGGTTCCAAAGTGGGGCAATTCTACTGTAGAGGAGGAAGTAAAACGAATTATTGAAACTAGTGGTTGTGGTTATATTAATGATTTAATTACATGTGTGCATGTTATTCATTTAAAATTACTCACCAGTGTAAGAGTCGGTAATCAACAGAAAAAAATCGATTTGCAAATACCAAAACTAAATGTTTTTATTCATAATTGCTATACTCAATCCGCTAGAAAAATTTATACAAATGTATACTTGTTTGATAAATTTTCGAATTCTCTTCAAAAACAAAAAAATAATAGAGAATTAGAGATTATTATTCAAGAATGCATACTTACTACTATTCGTGATAGTCTTCCAATTGAACATATATTGAAAAATTATATTGAAGAAACTGTTGAAGAAGAAGTTATTGAAGAAGTTTTAGAAGAAAAGATTGAAAAGAAAGAAGAACCGGTTCAGGAAGATATTAAGAAGGAAGTTGATGTTAAGAAGGAAGCAGATGTTAAAGACAAAACCGGTGGATCTACTCCAGCAACTGACGAAGAAAAAGATAATGTATTTTTAAAGGTGATTACTGAACCTGAACCGGAAAATTCAGAAAATTCAGAAAATCAAAGTATTCAATTTAACAATACCGACAGTATATTAACTGGAAAAGATGAAAAAGAAGAAGTTGAAGCACCCAAAAGTGTGGACTTTTTAGAAGAATTAAGTAAAAAGAGGGAGATTGAAAACAGATTAAATCAAGAAGACGACGATGAAGATGATGAAAAACTTGTTTTGGGGGATGATATTCCTTTGAATTCTTTGGATTTTAGCAGTATTGGGGATCCAATTAATAATAAACCCGATATTGTTTTGGATAATCTAGAATTTCTTAACTAATTCGTTTAGTTGAAATTAATCTATTATACTATTTTTTTATGGATAGTTTGACATTATCAATTATTGTCACCGTGTGTTATCTGGTTTTTAAATTTACGGAGTTGAAAATTACACAAAAAGATTTGTTACCGTTAAAGGATCTATTTAAGGAAAGTTTTATTGTATTTATGTCGTCAATTGCGGCCTTTTTTGTTTATGAACAATTTTACGATGGGGGAGGTACTCAATCTGGAGGAACTGTGAATGTTTTTACCGACAAAACACCTTTTTAAATTATTAAAGTCAATTTTATAATATTATAATCTCAATAATGAATTTTATAATATTAATCTACATACATTTGTGGTATCATATCTATATCTAAATACAACACATTCTTATCGCGTAAATTATTTCGTATCGATTTTTTTGATACACTAAATTTGGAAAATATACTCTTCTCCAATTGTTTATGGGGTAAATTGTTATTTACTGTTCGTGCTATCATTTTATATAGTTTAAATTCGGGATATCGTTCTTCTCCATCACTTGTATATAATATATTTCTACCTTTATCGTCTTTACACCAATCATTTATCAATCTTGCTACTTCATCTTTTTTACATTTTATATCTATATATTTTTTACTATAATCATCCGCCATATTAAATGTAAAAATATTATCAAACACAGAACATGCTAATCGACATAAATCAAAACTAAAATTGGGCAATACTTCCTTTTTCTTATTATCATAATAGTTACCAAAATTATATTGACTGGCTGCATCCTCTCCTTTTTTATATGCATCTGGGCAATACATATATTTTTTAAATTTATATATAGATCTTCCAAAATCTATTATTTTATAAATACGACCATGGGTTGGCACCTTATAATAAATATCATTATATTTATAATGTATATATTTTTTGCTGGTTTCTTGGTACATTATATTATTACTATGTAAATCGTTATGTGTCAGCCAAACCGTTTTTTGATACACAATTAATATCATTACTATTTGAAATAATGCGGTAGTCCATTCCACATTACTTAGACCATTCTCTATTAAACTATCAAAAGTATCTTTACATCGTTCCATGCATATTAGTTGAACAGGGAATTTATCTATTACTACATTTACATCTATATAGTCTTCTTCTTCTGAAGATTCATCGTCACTAGACGAACCTTCTTCTCCTTCAGATGATAAATCATCTTCAGATAAATCTTCAGTATTTACCGTTCTAGATGAATCGCTATCATCTGAATCTTCATCTAATGATATATTATCCTTTATCGCATCTGTATTTATATTAAATACTGTCAATTCATTTTCATTATTTAATGTAGGTGTTTCTTTCACGAATACATCTTCAAAATCAAGCATCTGATCCTCTATCATCGGTTCATTCATATTATCTTTCCATTCTTCTTTTATTTCTAATTTAGATCTATACTTTTTTGATATATTATTCATTCCCTTTATTTCATTTACTCGTATCATATCACCTGATAAACTATAATTATTATCTATATTAGTCATAAAATATTCGGAATCGATCAAATAATCTAAATCATCCCCTATATTTACTGTGTAATTATTCTTTATTCCTAGATAACTTCCATAATAGTCTATACCGTGAAACATACCATACTCATTCAACAATAAAGAAGATATATATGAAAAAAACCCATCTATATATGAGCTATTATTGATATCTAGAATTTTACTGTGACTATTACTTTCATTATTTTGGGGTAAAGTATAAATGTTATTCTCCTTTTCATATTTACCTGTTAAATATCTAGTTACATTCATTATTGGAGAAAACTTTATAAATAGGTCTCCGTCTATTTTTATATTGTTACTTATATCCAACAACTTACAACTAAAAGTATTATCGTCATTTAACCTTATCTCATCTACTACATTATTTGATACTAACATCGTATCTTTATTATCGTCTTCATTCTTTATAAATAATGTTTCATATATTGGTATGTAATTTTGACACTCAACCACATTTCCATATTCTTCCTTAAAACCCTCTAAACTATTGAACAGATTCTCGTTTTTTGTTTTTAGATAGTTTAACATTACGATTTATAAATTTTTTTTTATAACATTTTAAACTTATTAGTTCATTTTTCAAAAATAATAAACTTGAAATAAAATATGACACTCGAACTTAAACGATTTGATATGAAACAAATTAGCTTTAGACCGAATGAAAATAAAGGCCCAGTATGTGTTTTAATCGGACGAAGAGATACAGGTAAGAGTTTCTTGGTCAGAGACTTATTATACTATCACCAAGATATACCTATTGGTACTGTTATATCTGGTACAGAAGAAGGAAACGGCTTTTATGGAACACATGTTCCTAAATTGTTTATTCACAACGAATATAACACCGCTATTATTGAAAACATCTTAAAAAGACAAAGAGGAGTATTAAAACAAATGCAAAAGGAACAAGCCGCCTATAAAAGATCAACTATCGACCCTAGAACATTTGTTATTCTGGATGATTGTCTTTATGATAATGCTTGGGCAAAAGATAAAATGATGCGACTATTATTTATGAATGGTCGGCATTGGAAGGTTATGTTGATAATAACTATGCAATATCCTTTAGGTATACCACCTAATTTAAGAACTAATATTGATTATGTATTCATTTTACGTGAACCTTACATTACTAATCGTAAGCGTATTTATGAAAATTATGCCGGTATGTTTCCAACCTTTGAATCATTCTGTCAAGTAATGGATCAATGTACTGAAAATTATGAATGTTTAGTAATTAATAATAATTCAAAATCCAACAAATTACATGACCAAATTTTTTGGTATAAAGCCGATCCACATGGAGATTTCAAACTTGGGTCAAAAGAATTCTGGGAAATGTCTAAAAATCTGGGATCTGATGACGAAGATGATGCGTATGATCCAGAATCTGCTCGTAAAAAATCTTCAGGGCCTAAAATTAATGTCAAAAAATCAAAGTGGTGATTTTTAATATTGGAATAATATATACATATATGTCTGGATTTATTGCAAATGAAGGTATGCGTGCAACAAATAAAGAAAATTATCAAACAAAAGAAAAAGACAAAGAGAAAAAGGTAACTGTCGATGGTAAAGTTTATACTGTATTATTACCTAGCGGTAATCAATCCACCGCATTTGGTAATTGTCAAAAACCAGATAAATTTGGTCCTGTTTATGATAAATTGCGTGAAACTCATTCTGATAAACTAAAGGGTGGTCTTAAATTTCCTGAATTACCTATGCTAGATGGAGATGATGATAAATTAGCTCCACATATTAGAGCTATTAGACAAGCATTCATAGATACTGGAAGAGGTTGGGGCAGTGGACCAGGGTGTAAATTTTGGTATGATAACTTATATTATAGTCATGACTACGATCTTTACCGTAAACAAATGTATTTAAATATTAGACCAGAAGCTCGACATATCGTTAGAGCTAAGGCGGGGAAAAAAGCTGCTTGTGAAGAAGCCCCTGCTGAAAAAGTAGCAGCTGAAGCACCCGCAGAAAAAGAAGCTCCTGCAGCAGGAGCAGAAAAAGTATCTTCACAAAAAGCACCTAGTGTTTCGAAATCGAAAAGAGGAAATAATACTGATAGCGAGGGTAGAATAAGTGTTGAATTTATTATGCATGAAAAAGAATATTATGCTATGGAAAACGGTGTTAATCGTATTTTTTTCTTCGATGATTGGAAAAAACACAATCGCACCCCAGAAACACATTATCCTACGCAAATTGCCCACATAGAAGGTGATGACATTCCTCCTTCGGGTCAAAAAATGGAAACAGCTGAAGGCAGGCATATAAGTGTTATTGATGGAGAAAAACAACGTGGCTTTGAATTCCCGGATGAGTCAGGGTACACTATGATAGGTAATATGTTTATTTACCCAATAAAGGAAAAATATAAATTAGTTATAACAAAAAGTAGAGAGGATTTTGAACAAGAGATACGATCGGTCAAGTATAAAACATTTTTAGATTCACTAACAGAAACGAAAAGGAACGAAAAAACAATATATTATGAACCTTATAACGAAAAAGATAAACACTTTGAATTATGGAAGGAAATGGAGGATGACAATGGTGACTTAGCATGGACAAATATTGGACATTATAATTCAAGGAACGCAGACAATAAGCCGATTGATGATGATGATCATAAATATGAGTGGTCTATTCAATATCACGGCTTCGACCCTGATAGTAGTGATGAAGAAAATTCTGACCAAGAATCACATCAAGAAATTCCCAAAGATTGGAAAGAAGGTTGGTCAAAAACACATAACCATAAATACTGGTACGATTTAAATAACCCAACAGACACCACATGGATAGAACCACCTGAAGTTAAAGAAGATAGAGAACAACAAGAAAAGTGGGATTTAGAATGGGACGCAAAACAAAAACAAAAAGAAGATGATGAAATAGCTGCAAAAAAAAAGGAAGAAGAAATAAAAAATCGACCCAAACTAAACCGAGATAGGTTGAGAGCCCGTGCAGAAGCAGCAAGAAATGCAGAAGCAGCAAGAAAAGCACCACCTGCAGCAGGAGCAGACGAAAAAATAAAAGCACCACCTGCAGCAGGAGCAGAACCCGAAAATAGAGGACCATGTGTGAAATGTGGGAAATTAGTTTTTACGTCACAAGCTAGAACTAAGACATCTGATGGGAAATATTATCATGACGAGTGTTTACCAAATAAAAAAAAAGGAGGAAGAAAAACTAAACGCAACAGAAAAAATAAAACTACTATAAAAAGAAAAACCAAAAGAAGAAGGGTGGGGAGTGGAAAATCGAGTAAACAATCACCAGCAAAAGCATCAACACTACACTCTATATCAATAAGGGCTAGTGATTTAGGGTATAATAGTCTATCAAATTCTATGCATACCAGGGCATTAGACACAGCTGAAAGAGGATCTCCTGTTAACTTACCTCCACAAGCACCAGGAACAAAACCCACAAAAGTAAAACCAAAACCTCCTCCTCCTCAACCATCACGCCGTTCAGATTCACCAATTAATGGTGGGAAAAAAACAAAGAGAAGAAACAATAAACAAAGAAAAAGAACTATCAAACGTAAAAGATAAAGAAAAAAAATTGATTGGAATTATGTTATTTATTTATATAATATATAAATAACATGAAAACAATAGTTAGTGGTGAAACCAATATCATTATCGGGGAAAATGCAAAAGAAAATTGGGAGTTACTTGACACAAACCAAAATTATCTTTGGTTGCATTTAAGATCATTTCCATCTTGTTTTGTGATTATCCAAGATGATTCTCCATCTAATTTAACTTTATTAGAGGCGGCGTGTTTATGTAAACAAAATACAAAATATCGTGATTTAAGAAATGTAAAAGTTAATTATACCAAAATTAGTAATATACAAAAAGCGGACAAATGTGGGGCTGTAACTTTTATTAGCAATAGACAAGTATCAACTATTACTGTTTAATATAGACATGGAAGATGCGGTAGCAATCACTCCCATCACCAAATAAAATGCTTGAGTGAACGTGAACAAGTTCATGATTAAAAATGTCCCTGCGTTTGATCCCTCTAAGCCTAGTCCAATAGTTGGTGTACGATGCAACGACTTGGGCTCTGATGGTACGTATGAATGAGGTGTACGCACAAGGTTAACATCGTTTGTCACAAAGTTCTTATAAAAATCTATTTTTTTGTAAAGAGCACGGATTTTATATTCCTGTCTAGTGTGTAATTTAGATAACTCTTCGTAATCACTTAATACCTCTTCTTCTTCTGTATAATCACTTAATACCGCTTCTTCTGTATAATCAATTCTGGATTTAGACTGTAATCTATCGGATCTACGTACGAAAATTGTATTTTCCATGTATAATATTAATCGGTTATTGTTTTTAAATGCTTACTGTAAAATAAAATAATTATAAAAAAATTATAAAAAAAATTGATATTATTTTTTATAATTATTTAAAACCAATAATATATTTATATCATGGACTTAAACCAGAGCAAACTAACTAAATCAGAATGGGAGTCCATAGAACGCCCTGTCGATAAAGATGAAATGAAAATTATTAAACTTATATCTAACGGGTTTCATAATACAGATATTAAATATAATGAAAACGAATCATTATTTACTTTCATTAAAATATTTGACGTGAACGATGCTATGCATTATCACTTATTTACTCTACATTTTATTCCCTTGATTAATAATCTAATTAAAAAATATGGAATAGATTATTCTATCCCTGAAAAACCACCAAAATGTGGAGCACTTAAAAAAAGTGATGCATTTAAAATCGAGAATAAAGATAAAGAATATATTTCCAACAACGCTACTACCATTTATGATTTTACGATAATTGACGCAATAACTAATCTACTTAAAAATTACAAAAAAAAGAAGGATACATGGAAGTTTTTCTATTATACGTTATCACAGATGAATATACAAACAATATCCAATGTTAATCCTTTTGTTATCAATTTCCAAATCTATATATTAACTAAATTTAAAGATGAGATTAGTATTAACCATATTATTGAGAATGCACAAGAATATATTGAAAAAAATCAATGTCTAATACACTATTCAGATGTTAAGCTATATAGCCATCAAAAGGATTTGTTTAATGTATTTAACAAACCACTTCAACCAATAGACGAAGAGGTTGATACCAATAAATATACATCAAGGACGAATTTAGTTTTATATATTGCACCAACTGCCACCGGAAAAACATTATCACCTATTGGACTATCCGCCTCGTATAAGGTTATATTTGTTTGTGCGGCACGACATGTTGGTATTGCCCTTTCAAAATATGCAATTTCAGCTGGTAAAAAAATTGCATTTGGGTTTGGATGTGGAGATGCAACTGACATTAGATTACATTATTCAGCCGCCTCTAGTTATATTAAGCATCATAAAACAGGCTTAGATATTAAATATAGAGATGGAAAGAAAAAGATCGATAATAGTGATGGTAGTAAAGTCGAAATTATTATTTGCGATTTATTATCATATAATGCAGCTATGAACTATATGCTTGCATGGAATAAGCCTCATAATATGATTACATATTGGGATGAACCAACTATCACGCTTGACTATAGTAATCATCCGTGTCATGAACTTATTCAAAAAAATTGGTCACTTAATGTTATTCCTAATATTATTTTATCATCTGCTACGTTACCAAATGAAGATGAAATTGTTGATGTTATTGATGATTTTAAAGAGCGATTTATTACCATCAATAAACAGACGATTGACCCTCTTTTAAAAAGAAAAACACAACTTACTGAGCTAATTTCTAGCACAGATGATGATGAACAGCTTGCTAGATATGGCGATTTGGTGGATGAAGTTGATCTTGAGATTAAGACTACCACGTCTGATATTGATATCCATCCTGCAACTATTTCTGTTATTAAAAGTTATGAGTGTAAAAAAACTATTTCCATTTTAAATAAGGATGGATATGTTGAACTCCCACATTTAATGTTTGATACCTATAAGAAAGTGTGTATTTCGGTAAAGCATATTAGAAACAACAAAACTATTCTCAGGTATTTAGATTTACATGAAATCTGTAAGTTTATTATATGGATAAATAAAAGATGTGATATTGATGATACTTCTTTAGCTAGTCAATTAATGGATACCAAATATATGATTGCTAATGTATTCAGAACAATCGAAGACATTAATATGATGAATATTAAATTAAACTATCTGGATATTCTTGAAAATATTAATGTCGCTATTTGGAGTTGGCAGGTTATACATTCTACCTTTATTAGTGATAGAAAATATAAAATTAAACCAAATAGTAAAATTTGTCCTACAAATACACCTAATTCTGGTCTAGTTAATATAACTACCGCCGATGCATACTCTTTAACTGATGGCCCTACTATATATATCGCTGAAAACGTTGATAAAATTGCGAAATTCTGTTTACAAACCGCAAAAATACCAGCTTCAAATATGAAACAAATTACAGATGCTATTTCATTCAATAACACTATTAATGCTAAATTAGCTAAATTAGAAAAAGATTTAGAAGATGCTATGGCTCCATACGAAGAAAAGGAAAAAAGAATAACGAAAGACACACTACCACCTGAAATTAAAAAAATGAGAACGGAGATATCGAAACTAAATGGATTAATTAAATCGGTTACTTTACCCGAAGTTTATGTTCCGAATAAGATAGATCATAAAACAAAATGGGTTAATCCTATAGATATCGTACACCAACCATACACATCTAGAATTTCGGATACAGATGTTGAAAAAGTTATGGCTATTAAAGATGTTGATGATATTTGGAAGGTATTATTATTATTGGGTATTGGTTTGTTTTCGCAAAGCACTAGTATCGCATATACAGAACTAGTTAAAGAATTTGCTGTTAATCAAAAGCTATATTTAATTATTGCTGATGGTGATTATATTTACGGTACAAATTACCAATTCTGCCATGGTTATTTAAGTAAAGATTTGATCAAAAATTTAACACAAGAAAAAGCAATTCAAGCTATGGGACGCATCGGTAGAAATAAATATCAATTAGATTATACTATTCGATTTAGAGAAAATGATATTATTGAAAAAATATTTGTTCCGGATGAAAATAAGCCTGAAGCTAGAAATATGTGCCGGCTTTTTACTACGGATTATTCACTATTACTATAATAATTTAATATAAATATTATTTATATTATAAATAATATTTTTTATTATTTATAATCTATAATGACGGATAACTCTTATAATTTTACGAATGGTACTCATTTTATACTTAAAAAATACTATACCACAGAATTTATTAATGAATTGTATACCCAACTATTTACTACATATAGTGCTAAAAACGCAGATGCTTTTATGAACTATCAGCAATTAAACCATGCAATTAAAGGTAATTATAACTATACAATTAATAGTGAAAATACTGACACTTTTGATAATTTTCAGACTATTTTAAATAATTTCAATACTTTAATCAGAAATGCTTTAATTGAAAACAATAATAAATATATTACCAGAACTTTTTCTATTCAATTAGCCGATATACAGCTTTGTATTACTAGAAAAAATACACCCCCTACTAATATTGTTAAATCAAGGTCTATTAATATTTTTATTCCGTTACATTCATTCTCTAATGGAGGTACTGTTTCGATTTTTCCTAATAAATTACAAGATAATACTGATACTAATGATATTATTGATAAATATTATAATGTTGATGAAATTAATAAAAAGCTCAATTATGGTGACCTATCTAACTACAACGACGAGGATAAAGAAAAACTTATAAATCAAGAAGTTTTTATTGATACTGAACCAGGGGATGTTTTAATCGTAAACAAGAATTCTTTTTCTAGATCTATTCCTAATTTTAGCGATCAAGATAGATACTGTCTCCAATTAATATACAACGTGAATATTTAATTTTTATGTATTATTAATTTATATGGAAATCGCTCAACAATATTTGTTAGCAAAAAAAGAAGAGCTTGCAATTTTAGCAAAAAATGAAAGTCCTCACATTGATCCAAAATTACGGTCAGATATTGAGGAGGAAATCGCAAAGGTTACGAATTATTTAAACGATACTGCTACTACACAACAGGGTGGATCAAGATCACAAATGGGAGGTACTCCTGATCCTAGAGCACATATTGATGAAAAATTTATGAAAAATTACATTACTGAATATGTTAGAATTGATACTACTATATTAAGCAATTTATATGGGCTTACTAAGATAGTTGAAACCATATATGATGCACGTGATGTGACTGCTATAATTGGCTTTGATATTGATATTTATCTCCCTATTGCATTTGATATTATTAGAGAATTAAGTGATATTATTAACTCCGGTGCTAAAAATGAAGAACAACAATATTTACTAACTGCTCGAATAAACAATAATAATATTCCGGGAGTATCTATGTACGCATCTATTATGCAGAGGTTTATTGATATGTTATCGTTAATTACTAACAAAAATAGGTATATTGAAGTTCCTGCCACAGAGGCAGAATTTAAGCAGCATATTAATGATCTATTCATACTATGGAAGGATCAACTAATACAAGATAACGTATCTGTTAATAACTCGGATTTTGAGCAGAACGGTAAATATAAGACTTTTAACCAAATATTTTAAAAAATTGATTATATTATATGTTTTTATTCAGTAACATATAATATAATTACAATGGAGTTTGATAACGAAACCATACGAATAGCGGTACAACTATATGTAATAAATGAAAAAGAAGGAGAGGAAAAGTACGGACATATTAATACCTGGAACGTTAGTAATGTTACTGATATGCATGGCTTGTTTT